AATTGTTTTAATTTCCCATTAGGAAAACTTTGTGATGCGTAACCCATTTTGAAAACATAATTTTTAAAATTTGTCAAATCAATTTCTTTATGATGTTCAAGGTATTCTACTATTTTATTTTTACTTGCTTGTTTTTTAATACTATCAAATATATTTTTTTTGGTCTTTGTTCCCAATTTCATAAAATAATTATGAATATTCGATGCGTGGTTATTTAATTTTAAAGTAGGTTTTGTATGATGCTTAAATTCCTTAATATCCTCTTTAATTAATTTCCTCATTATTGCAATTTGTTGATCCGTATTATCGAATAAATATGGGTAATCTTCTCCCACTAATTCCGGAAAGGTGCAACGATTTGGAACCACTACCACTTGATCATTCATAATACTTTCAGCAATGCTTATGCAAAATGTTTCGTGTCTACTATTAATTACATTTGAATGGCATTTCGATAATTCCTTTAAATAGTCTTGGTGTTTAGTAAATGATTTCACTATTGTATAAGGTTTTTTATTTATGGTGTTAATATTATCCTTATCTCCTGCAGTCAATATCACTTGAAATTCCAATCCCTCACTATGCAATTGATCAAAAATAGCAAACGTGTCTTTCCAATTCTTATATCCATCCAACCTATGATTGTAAATGAAAGTAAATTTATCATATTTTTGCCCTTGTTCTATTTCATTGCAATATCCTCCCAAACTAATTACACTCTTTTCTTTTAATAACGCAATTTTATCAGAATTTAGCACATCGTGTGCTTCTTCAAGTAACATATCATAGCAATATTGAGTGTGGAAAAAATTCATATCAGCACCCAATGATCCAACTAATTGATCATATAAAATGTGAATGCAAGGCAAATAACTTGTGATCCGTTCTAAACTTCGGTGTATTACATAATGGTGGTAATTAAAAACTTTAGGTCTGAAATCATCAACAATAGTATCTTGAAAATATCTCAAATGGTGTCCCTGCTCGACCACATTGTTCCAAATAATATCAAACGAATACTTTTTAAATATTTGTCTGAATATATTACTATTGAAATGGACTACTTGATGTTTTTTGGATTTAGGCATTGGTATCTTTAATATTTTTACCAATGAATTTAAATCGTCTTTTACATATTTCCTATTTCCATCAATTAATAAGAAAAAATTGTATTTCCCGGTTTTGAGCAATTCGTTGCATAATTGCTTTATAATAATATAATTACTGTCTGCATTTAATACATCAACAGAAAGCATTGGGTATATTAGTACATTTAATTTTGTATCTTGCATATCACGTTTGGGTATTTTTTAATAAATTCTTGAAAATCCTTTTCCATTTTTTCATATTGGTAATATGGCATAGACAAATTAATGATCACTTCATCCGTGGTTGGTGTTTCACTATCCTCTGTAAAATCCCCCTCATCAAAAGTTTCTTCCAATGCCATTACTTCTAATCCCCAATCATTCAAAAGTTCTGTGTCCCAAGTATTTGCGAGTAAATCCCAATCCCACTGACCAAATCCCACATTGTCTTTTATAATAAATTCCTCTTGTTCTTTAGGTGTCATATCCTCAATTTTGATCACCCAAATTTCTTTTAAACCGGCTTCAACACTTGCTTTGTATCGCATATTTCCACCAAGGATTACATCATTCTCATTTACGACAATTGGTCTAATTTCAAGCATTTTAGGAAATTCCTTTATGCTGTTTACTAATTTTTTGAATTTAAAATCCTTTATAAATCTTGGATTGTTTTCATTCTCACGGATTTCTCCTATTTTTACCTTTTTTGCATTCATTTTAAGTTAATTTAGTTTCTACAATATTTTTTTGATAAATGAGTTCCATTGGTGGTTGCAATAAATCTATATTTTCATCTGTCATTTGATTAATTTTATGGATCATCATTTGTTTTTGTGATGCAATATTGAGATCATTGTTGCAAATAATATCAGACAACCATAATTCTAAGTTTGCATTGTATTTAGAATAAATTTCATAATTCCTAATTGCGTGCAGGACTGTTGCGTGATCACTCGATTTGCCTCTCTTTTTTAAATAATCGGCAACTTGTGTCAAATTTAAATTTACATAAGTGTAGGCAATGGTGCAAAAAAGGGCACGTGCTTCAACGTATTCCCTTTTCCTCGTATTGTTCAAAATATCAATTTCAGCCAAGGCATTTAACCTTGACACTATTTGGTCTAAATGTTTCATAATTTTATAAAATGTCTTTAATGTAATAATTATCTAATTTATTGTCCTCAATAAACCAATCAGTATATCGGCTCATACCTAATTCTGTTTTTTGTTTGCCTCTCAAATAAAATTCGTGACTGCATTCAAATACCCCAATGTCAAGGCTTGATTTGTCAAGGACAAGGAATGTAAATTGATCGTGAGTAATTCCAAATAATTCACAATAAATGTAGCATTGAATATCATACCCATATTTATTGGCAGAATATTTAAATGAGTGAATATCAGTTGTGGTTTTAATATCACAAATTCCACCACTATTTCTCAATATATCAGCCTTACCTCTGAATGGCATTCCTTGAATTATGTCCACTTTTGGTATTTCAAATTTTGATCCGTTTAGGTATTCTAATGCAATATCAGATCTTGTCAATGCATCTGCTAAACGTTTTGCATCAGATTTTTCCTTTGATGTATAAACAGTACCAAATTCCAATTTGGCTTCCTTGTAGGCTTTTGAATTTTTACTCGCCACATCCACCCAATTAAATTCCTCAAATTTTTCGGGTTCAAGGACTAAAGTGTGCAATAATCTTCCATCACGCATTCCTTGGCTTTCAGATCCTCCATATTTGTTTACATAATAGTATTTTTTAGGACTGTCCACCAATAATTTGATTGATGAACTGCTTAAAACTTGGGTGTTTAATTTACCATAATAAAATTCATCATTTATGGCATTTTTTTCTAACACGGCTTGGCTTTCAATTGAGCCATCTAATAGAGATATATTTTTCATTTTGTTAAGAATTTAAAGTTTAATTTAACATTTTTCCACCAAGATTTATACGAATTTAAAAATACATAATATTCCTCTAAGGTATAAATATGAACGTGGTTGTTGTGATCAGTTACTGCAAACATATTATTTGCGAAAACTTTGGTGTGATTGGTAATTGGATGTTTCATTGTTTTAAAGATTTATTATTGATTTCATTTTTTTTAATTCTGCTTCTAATTCAGTAATTTTAGCGTTAGCAAGTCGGTGTCGCATAATTACGGCATTTTTTTCTGAACGCATTTTACTCATTTCATTATCATAATGCATACGATCGGATTGTATTTGATTAACGTAAAAAAATACAGTTGCAAGAGATACGGCAAATTCCCTAATTTCCAAATTATCGGGTTTTAATTTCTCCCATTGTAATACCATTTCAGTACAATATTGAAAAGCACCGAAATATTCAAGGTCTTTTAGTGTGTTTATTTTTGGGTTCATAATTAATCAGTATAAACAATTTGATCATCAACAATTTTGTAATTTAGGAATAAATCATTAATTGTACTGTAAGTGAAAGAATAATTAATTTCACACAAAGCACAAATGTTCATACAATCATTTAAAGTCAAATAAGTCATAAAATGATTTTTGTTTAGGCTCTCAAGTAAACTTTCTCCCAATGCAGGGAATTTTGAAATGTTTTTATTAAAGGCAATTTTGTGATCGTCTTTTAATAATTGAAATAAGGTAGGAAATACTAACATAATTTTTAAGGTTTTAATGTTTATCAAATATAACATTTTACTATCATACTAACAAATGTTAATAAGGTTAATTTCGGTTTATTATTGATGCCCATTCCTCTTTCAATAAATATATTTCCTTTTCAATTGTATGTTTTCTCCAATATGTAGTGCTTGGCATTTTTTTGTTAAGCATTTCCAAATCTTTCATTTTATTTAACCAATAATAATATGTTCCTTTGGGATCACTCACAAAATAAATTTTAACGTATTTTTCGTCAATCGCCATCATTTGATCATATTTCTTTTTTTCAATCAATTTGGTATCGTAATATTTTTTCCTAAATTTCATTTCAACCACACAATCTTGTCCTTTTGGGGTTTTACCAATTGCATCATAACATTTATTCTGATCACCCACCCATTCTAAATCCCATTTATCGAAAGTATTTAGGAACAACACTAATGCTTTTTCAAATTTATTTGCTACTGTCATTCTCGTATAGTTCATTTAATTGTCCTATCCAAGTTTTAATTGTGTTTGGGTTGCAGGTACAAGGTTTATAATATCTGTGTTTGAAATATTTGGAATGCAATTGACTTACCAAAGTATATTCATTATTGCTTAAACTATGTTTTGTACCATTTCTAAATTTGTACCAATCCTTTTTGTCTATTTCGTCCATCTGTCAAAATCTATTTTAATTTCATTTAATTTTTCTTGTCGTTTATCACAACCACAATCTTCAATTCCTATCATTTTGGTTATTTTTTTTACCAACCATTTTATGCCGGTATATTTAGTAATTATTGCAATGCAATCCCCTAATTTCATAATTTTTCGATTAATATTTTTTTAATTTTTTTAACTGATCTGTAAATTGAGTAATAATCTATGCCGGTTTGTTTTGAGAGTTCCAACATTGATTTGTTTTCTAAAAATATCAACTCATAAATTTTTTGATCATAAATGTGCCAACTTTTTATTTCATTTTGAATTATATCCAACCTTTGTTGATACTCAAATTTTGAGATGTATTTTGATATGTCTGATATAGATGGCTCATAAATTTCATTGTAAACAACCTTTTTTTTGCGATGATAGTCTAAAAATAAATTCCTTAAAACCTTAAAAATAAAATATTCGTTTATTTCGGTTTCATTATACATTATAGAATTGTCATATTTACCATTCCATTTGTGGATTTTTAGGTACATATTTTGAACAATATCCTCTGCATAATTATGCATACCAAAACTGCGGACTATATTTGTCCATTTTTTGTGTTGTTTGGCTATTATTTTTAAAACATCATTCACTTTATTTATCGGATTTTATTTCCTCTTTGTCATCAATTAGTTGTACTGCAGAATTTAAATGATGGATCATTATGTAAAGTTCTCCGACTGCTTTTTCTAATCGTTTTAACCTTTGGATTGTTGTTTGTTTTTTATTTTTCATTATTCAATTAGTGGTTTAAATTCTTCAATTATTGGTGGTTCAAGTAAATTTTGTCCATCAAGTTTAAATCCTACATTATTTGGGATTGATGCAAATATTATTGGATCATCCATTGATGTTGGTCGCCCACCGGTTTCAACTTCTTTTACCTTTCTTACGTGGATCATAGATTTAGTCCAATCGCTTGGGTGTTGGGTGTATCTATGAATTACTATAAAATCATCGGCTCGGTTTACAAATTTACCACCACCTTCAACATCAGAGGCAAGGGGTGGAATTGGATGTCCTGCATATTGGTGTCCCATTTGGTGTTTAAATCGTAATGCTTGGGTATTTGCGTGAGTATTTAACCAAATAGTGATCATATTTTTTTTGCAAAATAAACGCATTTCAGTTGTTGCTTGGTAATCGTATTCGTGTCCACCAATTCCTTTCATTATTTCGGCATCCTTTATTAGTGAATTATAAGGATCAATTAGCAATCCATCATAATTCCACGCATTTTTTACGGCTTGTGCTAATTCTAATAATTTTCTATAAGTGAACAAGGTATTGGTATCTACAATTTTAAAATATTCATTAATATAATCGAGGTGCTTTCGATATTGTTTTTCAGATATTAGGTTCAAAGGTTTTTGTTCAATGAACTCAATTAATTTTCTAATAATACTATGTGCCTCATTTTCACTCGAAAATATTAGCCACTTCTTTTTTTGTTTTTTTGTGTATAGTAACATCAAATATAGAATAACAGTTGTTTTTCCAACATTTGCGTGTCCTAAAACCACATTAAAATTTCCCGGTTTAAATCGTAAATAATCATCAATTGCAGGATAACCTAATCGTAATCCCTCTTTAATTTTACCGGATCGTATATTGTCTAAATGCAAATACGTTTTATTCAAGTCTATTAACATAATTTTTGGTAGTGTTTATTGTTAAGCATAAATATATGAAAAATAGTTAATAAATCATATAATAAATTTTAATACTTTGGTTTTAAATTCATTTTCAACCGACCATTTACAAACTTCCGAGTGATCAAAAAACCATATTTTTGCATCATTGTACCCATTTTGTGAGGTTTTTAGTGGTTGTATAAACATATATTTGTCTATTAATTTTGCAGGATTATTGTGAGAATTAAAATTCACTATAAGTAATTTTCCATAAAAAGGAATGTATTTTACATCTAATTTGTGATCACTAATTACTATATCAGCCTCAACTTCGGGTTCTGTTCCCAAATAACTCAATGCTTTAAAATCAATATTTAATGTTTGAAAATAATATTGGGCGATCATTTCAGCCAATACACCTTGCTCATTTAGTTCTTGGGTTTTATCTCCCCAATAATAATCTTTGTGCTTATAATTTTGATGCATTCCTTTAGTGCGATCCTTGGCAAGTTCTAAAGACAAATGATCAAATAATTT